ATAGTTATCCTGAAGCTGTTCGAGAAAGGATAAATTTTGAGCTTGTTGCACTGCAGAGCGATTGTCCTCATTCTTTCGACAGTTTCGATTTTCCAGTGGATGGTGATGATGCCTTGGGGGTTCCACCTGCTCAAAAAAAATCAATGCGGGAAACGATTGGTCGCTACGCAATGCAATTAACCATCAAGAGTAGTGATTCTTATCGTATGATTTACGTTGCGAAATTTGCGGAGTCTGTTTACATACTTCATACATTTAAGAAAAAGACAAATGGTGTGTCAAAAAAAGAATATGAGACAGCTGCCGCAAGATACAAACAATTAGTGGAGTATCGTCGTAAAAATGGCTTAAGATAGCTTGCAGGTATCTCAAATCTGATATAACATAATCAATGTCAGCAACATCGCTGATTAAGGCTGGAGAGTTATGGAATTCGTCGTAGTCAAAAACCCTTATGCGTCATCAAGTAGCTCTGTAAATGAAGCTAGTGATAAACACATCCGGGCCCAATTAATGGTTATTATCCGAAAAATGATTCAGGAGCGCGGTCTTACCCAGCGAGAAGCTGCTGAATTGCTGGAAACAACCCAACCAAGAGTAAGCGAAATCATTAATGGTAAGTTAGATAATCATACCATTGATCGACTGTTTATCATGCTAAACATCCTGGGGTGGGATTTTAAGTTTGGGTATTCCGGTGGGGTTGTTACTGCGACGGCAGAACATTCCTGTCAGGTTGCATAAATATTAAGCCCCTGACGGGGCCAACCGTCAGGGGCTTTTCAACACAAAGGAATGATAGTCTGAGAAATATCATCACCTTGATGTTTTGCATGTACAACTGTGATTCTAGTCAATCCAGGCAGATAATCAAGGTAAAAATCATTCTCAGTAAGGAGGTGATTATGGATGGCTTTGAAATCAATTGTAAAAAAACCGGCTCCGAAAGGATTTCGTTGGCAGTTTTGCCGATACCGTAAGGTTCGTGGTGATTCTGGTCGAAAGCTGGATGCTCATGAGTATGGCTGGAAAGCTTGGGCGTTTCTAGTGCGAAGCTGATATTTGATATTTAAAAGCATGGCGAAAGCCATGCTTTTTGTGATCATTCAGGAAAAAATTCCTGAATATTCTTTTTTATTTGACTTATATTCTGATTTTTGCAACCAACAGGCTCGCTGTTATGCCAGCCCCATATGTGATTGTTGGCAGGCATATTTTCCCCCTCTGACCATTCAGCCAGCCAGTAAGCAAAGGCAGGATCGTTTTTAATGAGTGCCAGTCCAGCCAGAAATGCCGCGCGTTGCGCGCGGCTGCGTTCGGAGGCTGGCAGGCTGTCGAGATAATTACACGCTTCCCGTTCACTCTTGACTGCAGCTGGCTTCAGATAGAAACTTATCCGTCTGGTTGGTGTCGTCATTGGTTTACTCCTTGTCCATTGCGTACAGCCCGTTAACCAGAGCAAACTGTGGCACCCCGTCCGCGATGAAAGTCGCATTAACTCCGCAGGCTTCGCGGATAGCGGGTGCCACAATCTCCGCCCCTCCACCGACAACCATCACCCGCCCGTAACCCGAAAAACCCGCCAGCGCGCGGATCACGCGTTGTTTCAGTGTTTCTTCCTTTTCACGAATAACCGCCATCAGGCTGGCGTAATGCGCGTCATTGTGGATGTGCTGGCGCAGCCAGGCTTCATCATGGCGATGTTCGATAATGGTATTGGCGATGTGGTGACTGGTACGCATACCGTTAGTGGCCATCACCGACAGTACGGCATCGGCCATCAGGGAAACGCCTACGTGTGGATCGCAAAACACCTGGCTGATACCTGCCAGTTGTCCCTGAACCTTTGCCACATCCAGCGTGGTTCCGCCTAAATCCACAATCAGCAGGGATTCAAACGGACTCATGTCAGCCAGTGCTTTAAAACCAGCCGGAATGGATTCAGGCATAACCCGTACGTTACGGATAGTGAATGCTTTTCCGTTCTGGTACGCCACCGGGCGCATGACGTTTGCTTTTTTGCGGTTGATGTTGGCCATGTCCGGCTGTGCGTTGGTGTCGAAATATTCGCTCAGTGGCAGGGTGACAACCACATCCACTTCCTGTGGTGTGATGCCTGATTTGACCAGCGCGTGATGAATGGCAATGACATTCACATCGCTGTACTGGTATTGCGTGTCGGTCGTCTGGACAAAGCGATCGCTGACCGGATCAAAACCATAGCGCACGCCATCAAGCATGTAGTTTGCGGGCTGCGTTCCACCGAACGGCGCAGACCATTCCGACTTGAAGCTGTTCGGGCTGATGGCGTTGCGGCGTTCGCCGTTCTCAGTCCATGCCAGCTTGATGTTGGTGGAGCCGTCATCGATACAAATTTTCATGTCGCTTTTCCTTATGTTGATTAATTAATCGTTTACGGGATTCTGAAATCCCGTTTTTGCCTGTTTTATGCGCGCTTCATATATCGCGGCGCGTTTTTTGCTCATTTACGGGATTTGTGAATCCCGTTTCTGTCTGTTTTTTGTTTCCACTGGTCAGGCCACCCCGCAGCAGGTCTGCTTTGCGGCGGGCGCGTTCAGTGGTTTCACTGATTCTCTGTGCGTGCTCTGCGTCGCGGATGGCGCGCAGCATGTCAGAAAGCACGGTAACGGGTGTTTTCATGGTGTTCTGGTCTTGCTGAAGTGTGGATGCCAGGCGTGCGGCGGCTTCGGGGTCTGATGCCCCCAGCTGTTCCAGATAGCTGGCGACCGGGTTATGGCGGATCTCCGTGCTGCTTACGCCGTGGTTACGGCTCAGGCGCTGCCAGAGCTGCGTGATTCGGCTGTCCGGGCGGGTATCCGGTTTGCGTACAATTTCAAATCCCTGCGGTGCAATGATGCTGCCGTCAACGTACAGACTGCCGCCCCGTAACAGGTGCTGCATCTGCTGTTCACCGATATGCAGGCCGAGAGATTCAGCAGACTCCCGCCATTCTTTAGCGAGTAACTCGTGGTTATCAGGCAAAGGCTGTGGCTGTTTGCGGCTCTGTGTCCAGTTCTGCATTTCATCACTGCTGTTTTTTGCCTGTTTGTCACGCAGCGAACGCATCAGCGCCCGGTGTTCGTGCCGTTTCAGTGAGCGCATCCATTCATTCACGTCAACGCCGTCAGGAAGCTGCGGCCACGGTGCTGGCCGTTCTTCCGGCTGTTCTGTCCCGTTGTTGCCCGTTTCCTGTATACGGGGACAGTTATTGCCACGAGTCCAAGGGGCGGCAGGGCCGCCCTGAAGGTCAAAACCATTTTCGCGGGCGCTGTCTTCCGCTTCCGGTTTGCGTCTTACCAGCTTCCAGTTGTCCGGATGCGTGCATACGCGGGAAGACTCCCCGATGAGCGGTGACCAGATCCCGTAAATCTGTACGCTCTGTTCACCGTAATCGTTCAGCTCATCTGCGAGGTCGTAGGCGGTGCGAATCAGGTAGTCCTTGCGTGGAACAAGTACGCCGCCCTGTTTCTCTATGTAGGTGGCAAAACATCCGGCATCAGCGGAAGCAAGAACCGCGTCCATTGCGTCATCCTTCAGCCGTTGCGGTCCTTCCGGGTTGCGAGCCATCTGGCTGGCAAGGCGGCGCAGTTCACGCCACACCTGACGGGAGGGGATACCAAAGAACTGGAACTGGCGGACCCGGTGAAGGCGCGCCCAGCCGATGGCGCGTTCCACGCTCTCGGCCATTGATTTTCCGGTTTCGTGGTCAACGCGTGGCTTGCCCGTTTTCGGGTCGATGCCATCCACGGCACGGCTGTCCAGGTTTTTCCCGATGTAGGTGGCGATGTAGCTGGTCGGTGTGCCTTTTGAGCCGTCGACGTACTCCGCCTTAAAGCGTGGGGTAATATCATCACCCAGCTCGTGACGATCTTCCTGAATGGCAATATCGCGGGTGTGGGACACAATGGTGTCGATTTCTTCCGGATGAGCAAAGACCATCATATGCCAGTGCACGGTGCCGTCATGGTGAGGCTCCACCGTGCGGATGCCATACCAGCGCAGGCCGTCGCGGTTCAGTTTCTTGCGGACCGCCGCAAAAAACGTGTTAACCAGGTAATCGCTGGAGTCGCGCATGGTGGCCCCGTTCCATTTGGGATTCGGATGACCGTTCTCTGTTGTGGCGTGGTATTTTGACGGGCAGGTGACAGTCAGAAACACCGCTTTGTCGCCACGGGCTTCGGCCAGAAGTTCCAGCCCCTTCATG